TATGGGTTGTGAGGGTTTCGAACCCCCGACCCGCTGATTAAGAGTTGGTTTTGTGTTGAGCAGTTACACGCATTCACGGGAAGAAATCGGCTTTGTTACGCGGTTTATGCCTTTTGAAAAGCTGTTACAAGAAGCTATGAGTATTTATATGTTGTTTTGCTCTGCCCCATTTATGCCCCGCAAGTATTCTTTATAAACATTTTCTATATTAATTGTATCCTTTTGTATTCTTTTGTTTAGTATAGCAATTTCTTTGTCTGTCCGCAAACTAGCAAATAGTTTTTTTACAGCACGATCTTTCCCCTCAACATAGCAAATGTATTTAAAATCATTAAAGCTATATAATCTCACGTCATAACCTCGCAAAAAATAATATCTTCTATATTAATGTCAATTATTCGTTCGTCAAATCTTTCAAGCTGTACAATATGTTTTTCATTATCAATGTGGACCGGCACAACATACTTGTATCGCACATGATGATTGTTCTTTAAAAACAGTACTTCTATTGACCAGTTACGCTTAAGTGCATCTGCTAATACTATTGAATGTTCTAAAACATCATCAAATAAGTTATACATTTACTTCACCTCTTGACAACATTATACGAACAAACGTTCTTAAAATCAAGTGTTAAAAAGTGTTGTATTACATAAAAATCTATGTAATAATATTCACATGAACGATTTTCGTTCATTATTTCATTCAACTATTAGCTGTTTGACATCCCGTTTTTTACATCTGAACATAACAGCAACCTCGAATAAATTTTCGGGGTGTTTTTTTGCATAAAAAAAGCCCTAACACCTAGTCAGGGACTTCAGATAACTCTTTATATTCTTTTGTAAAAGCAGTTGCAAATTCTCTCTTCTTCAACATTTCTAAGAATATAGAATGCACCTCTATTGGCAATCCGGTTTCTCTAATCACTTGCGAGTAGGTAACAATATTACTATTTTTAAAAGTTTGGCACGCTTGATTAAGCGACACAAAATACTCTATAAACGACTCTGGTCTTTCTTGATAGAAAAAACAAATACACATCGTTAAAGCCAATAAGTCATTTTTCCCTTGTCCTTTATTAAATTCTTTTCGGGTTATTTCAAAACTATCACATAAAGATTCCCAATATGCAACATGAGGCTTACATCTATGATTATATATTCTTCCCCCATGGGCAGACCAATTTCTATATTTTATTATCACAGACATCATTTTTGCGAAAAACTCCCTTAGAGGTTCGTCTATAGTTTTAACGCCCAATATGCCTTTAATTATACTATCCTTAACATCGCTTTTGGAGAGTTCATAAAGTGTATAGACTTCTCCGAAAGTTAGACCTTTAACTAATATCCAAGGCGGCATATTTTTATAGTTTTCGCGATAATATTTTAAAGGTTCAATCTCAGAGCAATTTATATATTTGTTTAATCTAGCTAATAAATTTGTTCTTTGACTATTATTATTTTTTTGTTTTTTCCCTTGTTTGTAATTAAGTATATGTAAATAATTTTGAGGTTTATGACCATATTTCTCTCCAATAGCATAAGCAACATGTGTATAAAATGTACATTCTATATCCAAAGTTATTGTAAAAATATTTTTCCTTAGACTTCTATCAAAGTTATATAAATCTAGTAAATCATTAAAATTGGTTCCTTTTTTATATTTGTCAACACCGTTGCTACTGTCTTCGATGAAGGGCTGTTTATAGCCATTTATAATATTATAATAATTATAAGTTAAAATTGCCTCTTTCGCCGAATTAACATCTGTGATTTCCAAACCTCTTTTTTTTAAAGTTTCTATCTGATCCTCTACTTTTTTAAACGGCTTATCTGGTTTATATGTTTTTTGAGTTTTGTTCATCATTTCACCTCAAAATAATTATACAACATAAAGAAAAAAACCTCCACAAAGTGGAGGTTTTTCCTAGCCATTTAGACGGCCCATTTAGTTTATTAACACAATTATAGCATACCCACTTTCGTTGTCAATAGATAAACACAAATCAGTTATTATATCACAATATGGTGTATATAACAACATTACCGAATTCTACATATAGTGTTACATTCAACCCTATAATGCGCAAATATAGCCAAAAATACTCTTCATAAGGTGTATTTATCAATAAAACGTTCTAATTCTGCAAATTTTATACAACTTACTTGGATTATTACATTTTTATTACATTTTTTGTTAGTCACTTTCAAAATAAAAAGCCCAGCTCAAACCGGGACTTTTTATTTTAAGAAGTAGTTCGCTGTGTAGTACCAGCCATCCTTTTCATACCAGAGTTCCAAGTATCCTTTTCCGTTGTTGTACCATGCTAATTTTGTATTGGGTGCATACCATTTAATTTTCCCAGAATTCAATTTTGTGTTATTCCAAACTGGAATTCGTAAGTCTTTCGCGCTTTTAATTCGAACTTTGATGCGTCCTTTTGCATCTTTTTTAGCTACAACATCGCAAAAGCTCTTATACATGTAGTATAATTTGTCGTTGATGTACGTCTTGTACCAATATTGATTATGTTCATATACTAAGAACTCAGTTCCTGATTTATACATGCGCGCTGGATTTGATTTAAAGTCCATTTTTGGCAATAGTGGCGCGCTGTCAACGATTTTCCCATCATGTCTGTTTGGATTGGTGTTTTGTGTCGCAGTAGGGATTTTCTCACCACTTACAGCGTCACATAGTTCAAAATGCGGATAGTCTTTAAAACTTTTCCAATCTCCGCCCCATTCGAATCCTTCCGCTTTCATAGCAGCAACAACCTTTTTCCACCGGGAAGTTGTCGACTCCCAAATAACATCTTTTCCGTCGCTCGTATACAAGCACAAATCAACTGCTACACCGAAATTATGATTAGATTGCCCACCTTTAGCATTAGTAACAATCGCTCCAGGTTTGGTTCTCCCTTGTGCATATAGCGCATTTTGTTCCGCTGTTGAGCGGTAACCTTGCGCAACACAAAGATAAATCCCTTCTTTTGCCATTTTTTTAATTACATTCCGAGTCTTATCAGATGTAGCTTTATTCATACCTGACGTATTCAATTTGCGATTTGCTTTTTCAATTAGCCATGCCTCTGTTAATGCCATTATTAATCATCCTTTCCATATTTTTTAGCTCGATTAGTAAATTGTTCAAATAAACCAGTTCCGCCCGCTCCTGCTAATGCACCTGCCCAAATCATCGTTGCAAGCGATCCAGAACCATCCAAAGATGTTGCCAATGCCCCTAAAATCGCCCCGACAAGAATACTTACTGTTGGAAGCCATTTCGAAGGAATTAGCTCTGTTTTTTTAATTGCTTGCACAAAAACAGGCGTTACAACTACTAAAAATGTCATATAAACTAGTAACTCTTTTCCAAAATCCATTTTCATCATCCTTTATTTTGTAATTTTGTGTTCTAGTAAATCTACCTTATGCGCTAACTTGCCAACCGATTTTGACAGACTGTCAATTGACTGTTGTTGTTGGCCCATCATGTCATTTTGCTTGTCCATTAAACGCTGTTGTTCGTTCATCGTACTAATAAACTTATCTCGTTCTTCTTTCGACTCTTTATCTCGCTTTTCGCGCTCTGTTTCCATTTTGTCCCGCTCTTCTTTCATTTCTACTCTTACTATTTTTGAGTCATCCCAGATTCTTTTAGTAATAATCAACAAAATAATAAACAGTGCGACAAATAGCGCCGCGAAAAACATTTCTTTTGCTAAAGCATAATCAAATACTTTCGTTAAGCCTTCATACATCCCAATCATCCCCTATTTTCAACATAAAAAATAAGCCTACTCGGCTTTTGCTTCTTTCATAGCGATTATTACATCTGCTTGTGATCTCGTTATCTTTTTTAAAGTAACGAATTTATTAACATCTGCTTCAGTATAGTAGCCACCTAAAAAATAATCTTTTACTTTTTCATACCAGTTAATCATTTACAAAACACCTGCCTCCGCCAAAGATAATAGTAAGTTTGCATTATCTTGTTGCGTTTGTTCCGTCTTCTGTTCGACTTCTGCCACATATAGCATTAAGTCCGCATAATCTTGTGTTAATTTTTCTATTTCTGATAGTGGAGGAGGGTCCATAACACTTGCATCTTCACCAGCACTCCATTTTTGGGTCTTTACATTAAAAACTGGATTTACAGAAGGAACTGGCGGCGCAATTAATGTATAACCATCTGGAACCTTTTCCCCTTTTTCCAAAACAATTAAGTCATCACGTTCAAAAATACCGTCTGCATCATATTTAAAAACTTTTATTAACTCGCTCATGTTGTCACCTCTTTAGTTAAATAAATTATGCCGTCAAGTCCAGTGTTCACGTCTACCGAGCCAACACCAACAATATTTATATCAGCACTCACACTTAGATATATATTCGCTTGATTACTTGCTGCTGTACTCTGCTGTGCAGCGGAATAAAGTTTATTCCAGCTCGCATCAGGAGCTAAAAAAGTTGGCAATGTTGCACATATACCTGTCCCGTTCCCGGTCCCTTTTCCTACAATTCCGCTAACAATAACTAGAAACCGGTTGCCAAACTTAATGTATCGAGCGACTAAAGGCTGACTTGCAACAAATCCGTTTTTTGGCGTCAAAGTAACGCTTTGCACCGCACTAGCTAGTTCGAAAAAAGTTTTTGCATCAGCAAGTGCTTTATCTGCTTTAGCCTGTGCGCTAGATGCTGTTTCTTTTGAATTCCAGTTCGTTTTATCTGCTGCGGTGACATGAATATCCGCATTATTTACATGTGCATTTAAGTCTGTTTTTTGTGCGAATTGCGATGGCTGCATATCATCAAATTGTGTTTTTAAATCATCTGCTTTTTTATCAACGTCATCTAATTTAGTGTTTAATCTCTCGAACGATTCATCGAATATTTTTTCGTAATCATCCCAGCGCTCCACATAAAATTCTGATACTGGGAAAAAGTCGCTATCTATTAATGCTTTTTTTATCTCAAAACTGAATTTATATACCCGCATCGCTTGACTGTTTTTGTATTTTATATACAATTCAGCAATAGCATTGCCAGCGTGTGCTATTTGAGAGTCTGTAAGTGAGTATTCTGCAATTCCCCTAACACCATCAATAATAGTTGGTTTCACAAGATACTTACTCTCTGACTCTGTTCCTTTCGCTAAAATCATTGCAAGCTCTAATTCAGCAGCAGACGATAATACTAAATCTTGATTATCTTTATCTATATTAAAAATAAGTCTAGCTGTTCCGCCAGAATCTTGCGTATAAAAAACAGATTTTTGAAGTGGTTTATCTTCTTGCGTTGTGACGTTAAAATCATATACACCATTTTTATGAATAACGTTTTCAGTCATGTTCTAACCACTCCCCCGCCACTCAGTTTCGTAGGCGTATCAGCTTCCCAAGTCCCGCTATTGAGATTGAAAATATCGGCGCTTTGAGGATACAAACCAATCGCACTTTTTGCGCCATGGACGATATTCTGAACCTCGACTCTAGCAGTGTTATAACCGCGAACATCAACATTTTGTGAGGCAAAATAACAGCCGTTGACATCAGCAGAACAAGCATCAATAAAAACCGCAGTGAACGGGTCTATTGCCTTAGTATTGAAGGCCATTCGGCATTTTGTAATCCTTACAAATCCGCATCGCGTCGCTTTAATGAAGTAGTTTTTCGTTGTGCCTGCCGTGTTCGTTTCTTCTAAACCAGCAATATATAAATAGCCGTTACTTCCTGTCGCAGAAATACTTCGAACTTGGCATCCGGTGCTACTGGTAGGGTCTACTGTTTCAAAGTTTGTAGACCTAATGTAGATGTCCCCTCCCATGATTGGCGGAATAACGACATCTTCATTATACCGACCAGGAACAATCCAGATATTCACAGAGTTACTATTCAATACACGGGGCAAAGTCATTACTGCTTTATTTATCGTTTTAAAAGGTGCATCAATTTCACCAGTTCCTGCAATATCATCGCCTCTTGCATCATCCACAAATATTTCAATATTGCTGCTATCTAAGCCATATAAACGCTTTAAAATAGTATCTATATCGTTGTATTTATCCATTAGATCAAAAACATTCGTTGAAAGCTTTCCGACACCTGTTATTAAAGCATTTTCCGCGTAATTTATTCTATCGTTTAATGTTGTGAATTCAGTTTCTGGAACCAGAGAAGAAACGCGTGCGTCTACTACTTCGTTCGATTCATTCCCGCCGGATTTAATAACTAAGTTAGATATGCGCTGATTAACATGTGTCATATCTTGATTAGCTTTTTCAAGGCTTCCAGCTAGTTTTACTAAATTATCGTTATAGTTTTGCTGTAGTTCTGAGTTCATGAGTGGGTCTTGCCATTTTTTTAAATCCATCTATTTCGCTCCTCTCTTAATTGCTTTTGCTAGTTGAACCATGATAGAAACCATTGTTTTTTTGTTATTAGATAACGTCAATTCTGGCGGTTTGTTTGTAAAAATGTATTTCTTATAAGCGACTATTTGAACTTCGTATAAAAGGCCCAGCGGTTCATAAACAAACATTACATAATCGCCTTTTCCGCATTCGTATTTAAGCTTTAAAGAGATATTTCCAGTCGTCGCTGGATAGTCTTGTAGTTCAAGCTTCAAACGTCTTAGCATGCTGCTAGAAGTTGTATAACGCTCGTCTGATAACGGTTCTTGAATTCGCACGCCCCATTTAGCCGATTCCGGGCTGGTAAAAGTAACTGGCGGAAAGTAGTTATTTCCGTTGCTGTCGACTTTTCCATAGCCCTTAATTTGAGTTCTTAAGGATAACGTATCAATATCAAAATCGACTTCGTTTGTGTGCTTATTGTAGCGAATTTCGTTTTCTGTATGCTCTCCGTAATCTTCAGAGGGAATAAATGTTAATCGTTTATTGTCTGCTAGCATAACAAGCTTATAATCTTCCAACACTTCTTGAACTAGCTTTAGTAAATTGCCATTCCCAAAATTTTCTTGTGTAATATTTTCTAAAACCTTGTTTTTGTCAATGAGTTCAAAGCTAAAACCTTGTTTATCAGCTGCGAAAATATGTGTCAAACAATCTTTTGCACTCTTAGAACCCGAAATAGCGTTGTACTGATAGTCATCTTGCATCGTGAAATAAATATGCGTTGCTGTGACTTCTGAATAAACTATTTTCCCAACTGCGCCGCGTTTTAGCTGCTTAACAACAAATTCTTGGCCATCCAGATAAACAGAGCTTTCATGATTTAATAAGTCGAAAACATCTTGATTATTTCTTGTTTTCTCTACATAAAAATCTAGTTGCCATTGCTGATTTTCGACCCACGTTTCTGAAAATGTAGTAGGGTCAAAGCCTGTTAAAATCTCTTTGTATTGCTTTTCATAGTCACTTACAAATATGTCCATATTCTCACCCACCATCATTTATATAAAAACGGAAAATCCCACGTTGTTTCGATATTGCTTACATTCTCGATTTCGATTTCATTTCCGCCGGATAATAACGAAATAAGACCGAGATTAGTTTTCCGCCCGCAACGCACTCCGTTTTTCAAGATGTTACTGCCGTCCAGTTCGATTGTGTCATAAGCGTAGATTTTCTCATTGAATACGAATTTTTCACCAGTGCTTTTATTGTTAATTGTTAGTAAGCCGTCACTTCGACAATTCTTAATAGTAATTCTTAAATCGTGCATTCTAGGGTCAATATCAAAGCTCCCCGCGTTATACACAATAAATCTGTTTGATGTGTGCTTATACTTATAATTTTGTGATACAATGCCTTGTCCCGCTTGCCAAATGCCCTCGCTGAAAGCAAAAGGCGAAAGGCTAGTGCCTAACGATTCGCTAAAACCTTTGAAAACTTCAAATCTTAACGTAAACTTCGCATGCCCAGCACCTTTCCTATCAATATCGAAAGGTGCTGGATGAACGCAATATTTTTTTCCCGGGGTTTTCGTATGGAAAATGTAGTATTCTTTTCTAATAAAAATATCCTCGAATAATTCATCAAGTCGAACGTGATAGTCGATATTGCCATTTGTTTTGAATCTGCAAGTAAATTCAATATCGAAGCTATCGAAATTACTATCACTCGAACGATTGCCGTCGCTAAACTCATAGCTAGTATAATTATTGATAATTTGAGGACTAGCGCGACTTACTTCACTTATTTCAAAGTTATGTTTTTCGTTTAACTTGATAATTTTATTCGCTTGCATTAAATATAAATCTGTTTTTTTGTTCAAAGTAAGCCACCTCCGTATAGTCCTAAGTCTGTCATGCTGCCAATTCGATTATTAGAGTTGTTAGCTAATACTTCGCCATCTAAATTTAGAATGACTGGTTTAGCCCCGGACTCTTTAATTGCCTTGATTAAATCTGCATTGCTAGACTCTTTTGTCTTATTATCAATAATCGTCTTAACTGTAATAGTTCTGTTTAGATCAACACTTTTTAGGCCCAGCGCTTTTTCTGCGGAAATCTTCGGCAAAGTTATAGCTGGAACGGTCAAATTAGAAGCAGCGTTTACTACTTTATCAACCATTTTGTTAGTTGATTGCACCGCACCTTTAGCGCCAGCTAATACACCATTTCCAAGTCCATCAGTAAAGAATTTCCCAAGCTCGATGGCCACGCGCGAAGGTGAATGAATTCTAAGCGCCTTTTTCACCGAATTAGTGATTGTATTAGCGATGCTCTTAGCTGTGTTTTCTAGTTGTTTCTTCTGACTGTTAAGTCCGTTTATTAGACCTTTCGCCGCGTTAATACCAGCGCTATACATCGCATTAGCCGCTGTGTTACCCATTGACTTAGACGCTGAATTGATTTGATTCTGAGTGCTATTAATCGCTTTGATAGTCTTAGCATCAGATTTAGCAAGAGCTTGCGCATACGATGAACCATTTTCTACTCCCGATTCTAAGATGTCGCTTATAATGTCTTTACTAACGCCTTTTTTGCGCAATTTTTCCACATTCGCTTGAAAAGCTTTGATTTCTTTTAAGCGTTTCTGCATTTCCGCTTGTATTGACTGCGGGTTTTCTGCGTCTACGTTGCTAATTGATCCATAGCTTTGCATTTTTTCAGTGATTGAAGCAGCATACTCTTTACTTTGTTTCGTCAAGTCAGCCATCTTTGTGTTAGCGGCTTTTAATTGAGCGACTACTTTATCACGTTTTTTAGCTGTTGCCGCTAGCTTGTTTGTTTGTTGCCCGATATAGCCTTCTATGCTATTCAGTGCTTTCGCTTGTTTAAGTTGTCCAACGCTCTTATTCTTAGAATGTAATCCCGCGTCAATCGCTGAGGATATTTTGTCTTTCAACGTACTAGACAGCTTCTTAATTTGTGATTCAGTTCCTAAAGCGCTAGCTACTAGATTATTCGCCGCTTTCGTCACTGCTTTATTTTTGTCTGCGATACCTAATGAATAACCAGTTCCGAAGTCTCCACCTAGTTTTTTTGCTTTTTTGGAAGGTGATTTAGATTTTTGTGCATCTTTTACCGCTTGAAGCGCTTTATTAGCTAAAGACCCCGCCGCTTCTCCAACAGCGCCCATACCGCTCAAAATACCATTCACATATCCAGATGCGAAGTCAGAACCAACTCCGCTAGAATCAACAGAGGCAGCGCCGCTTTTAGCAGAGTTACCTATACCAGTCCCTGCTGAAAAAGCATTTCCTTTTCCGTCTAATATCCCGCCATTAAAACCAGATGCGTTATTTGCTCCTGTCATTTTGAATAAATTCGGGTCAAAAGCGCCATTTTTTGCATTGTTTTTGAGTTCGGCGCCAGCGCTTTTATTTGCTTCAGCTGTACTCTTCAAGCCGTCCGCGTTTGCATTTCCGCCTTGTTTTCCGATATTGTTCATCTCGCCCGGAAGAGGAGATGCTCCTAATTTCACTCCATCAAGTAAAAATTTGCCAGCTCCTTGAAAATCCCCTGATTTAATCGCAGCGATAAATTGGTCCTTGCCACTTTGCCCGTTTTGGAACATGCCGTTTGGCAAAGTTGAAAGAGTATTCATAACATCATTGTTAATATTTAATGCAGCTGTTGTATAATCTCCGCTTTGAAGTGCTGTAACAAACGCCTGAACACCTTCTCCACCGCGTTGACCCATGATTGCAGCTAAACCAGACAACGTATTATCAATTGAAGTGCTTGTAGAAACAAAATTTTGCCACAACGCAGACAACTGTTCGTCACTAATATTTCCAAGTTGAGATAATCCGTTCGCAAATGTTTCAGCGTTTAAAGTGCCTCCATTTGCGATTATTGCGTTCATTTCAGTTGCCCAGTTTTTTAAGTTTGTAGACAGCGTCTTGTTCTTCTTCGTTTGCTCGTCGATTTGAATTTGATAGTTTGCTTTTTCAGTTTCAGTTGAAGCGTCCGCTTTTTTCTTTTTCAAATCAGCAAGCGATTTCTCGCCAGTTTCAACAGCTTTTTTCTTTTCTTCATACAAGCTCTTTTGAACTTCTAAGCTCGTATTTCTTTCCTTTTCATTTAAGCTTTTACCTTGTTCTAGTCGCAATAAGTTCGCTTCAACATACAGCTGATTTTGTTTCGCTAACTCTGTTTGAATATCAGTAGTTTGTTGTTGTAAAAACTTCTTCTGTTGAGCAGTTAACTCTTGCCCGTCAGCCCAACGATTTGTTTTTAGCATATTTGAATAATCGCTTTGCAAAGTTAGTAACGTGCTATTATTCTTTGTTGTTTCGTCTACTAAAGTCTTATTTGCATCTGCTATAGCTTTTTTACGCTTATCTCCTTCTAAAGTTTGCGCTTTTTCCATAGCAGCAGTATAAGCATCTTGTGACTTTTTAGCTGATTCTTGATACTGACTGTATAGTTCTTTAGCAGAATTCAAGAACGACTTAGTTTTCTCACTAAGTTTATTGCCGTACTGATCTACTCCACCGCTTAACATCGTATCTATTGCTTGATTTGACTTCGAAACTGTTGTTTCTGTTTGCTTAGCAGTAGATTCTACTAGTTTTAATGTGTCTTTTATCTTTTTACCTGATGTTTCTGTTTTCTTCGCTGTTTTTTCGGCTTCTCCACCCATTTGTTTGAAGGCTTCAACAGTACCAGTTAATGCATAATTATCTTTATTAAAAGCATCTTTAATAGCTGAGCCAGCATCGACAAAGGCATCTTTGGACTTTTCTAAGCTTTTCTTAGCACCTTTTAAATCACCTTGTAGCGCTTGAAATGCTGCTTTAATAGCATAGTAAAGTCCCTGTAACGCTTTAATAGCTACTAACACTATTCGTGCTAGCACTTGAATAATATCAACGACAGCCGCTAAAGCGAAACCAAGTACAATCCACGCCCCCACGCCGATATATTTCAATATGTCTTTAAACCCGCTTCCGACGGGTTTTAGGGCTGATACTATTTGTTTGAAAACATCTATTATCTTGCCGAATGAGTTTTTCACCGCTTCCCACATGCCAGATAGAAAGCTTTTTATCCCCGCCGTGTTTTCCTTAAAAGCGGTATACATTCCATAGATAACAGCTATCACTGCGCCAACCGCCGCAGCAACAACGCCGAAAGCAGCAGTTGTTGAGCCGAGTGTTCCTGCTAATTTAACGAATGACCCTTTAATTGTATTAACTACAACTGAAAGTAGTGACCCGCTAGACGTCAAACTTTTTATCGCTCCTGCTAGTTTAGCTACTTTTGAAAATACGCTACTAATAATATTAAAAGCCACAAATCCAGCGGCTACTTTTGCCAACAATGGCGCCCATTCGATTAAAACAGGTATAAACTCTTTAATTTTTTGGATTAAATCAGAAAGTTTTTTCTGGAATTCAGGACTTGCTGTTACTGCCGCAAACTGTTTAAATGCGTTTTTAGCAACATCTAGCGCTTGAATAATCGGGCCTTTTAAGTTTTCGGCGATATTAGCAAGGCTCTTAACGGCTGCGGTTTTCATGTTTGCAAATGAACCGCTGATAGTGTT